CATATTCTGTGTGCGTGTGGTCGGATGCTGCATAACCAGAATGAGTGTGAACTGCGCTTGCGTACTCTGAGTGTGTGTGGTTTTCCTCCGCCTTTCCATCAACAACATCAGTAAGACAAACCTCGGTATCACCGTTATAGTAGATTTCGTTACTGGAATAGTTCGGCACAAAATTAGGGTTCGACATAGTATTATTCCTTTCTATAAAACAGCAAACATTAGTTAATCGGAAACAAACGAAGCAGAATATTTCAATCCTGTATAAGCAGCAACCCACATTCCATTTGCATTAAGCGCACTCGGAACAGTTACACTGCTAGTAACAACATTGCTTTTCGTCCACGTCATGCCATCAGTCGAGTAGTAAAGCCCGTTATCGCTACATGCTACCCACACACCGTTTGCACAATCAACACAGAAAAAACTATTGCTAGTAATATTACTTTGTGTCCACGTCATGCCATCAGTCGAGTAGTAAAGCCCTCCGTCATCGTATTCTCCAACAACCCACAAGCCATTTGAATATGTGATAGCTCCATAGAACGTTCCGCTTGTCTTGTTTGTGTCTTTCCACGTAATACCATCTGTGGAGTAGGCAAGTCCAACATCACTTCTCCCTCCAACTATCCATAATCCATTTGCATACCAAAGAGTATTTAGATTTCCAGTAATATTGCTACCTGACTTATCGCAAGAATTCCATGTCATACCATCAGTTGAGTACATAAGATCGCGACTAGCAATACTATTACCAGCAACAACCCATACTCCGTTTGAATATAGCAAAAAATGTGGACGATTAGAAGTAACGTTGCTTTGTGTCCACGTCATGCCATCAGTCGAGTAGTAAATGCCACTATCGACCACAGTTGCACACCACATACCATCGTGGAATGCAATATCAAATGACGTACTTGTAACATTACTCTGCGTCCACGTATTTCCATCTTCTGAATATAGAAGCCCACCTGCATCAGAGTCTCCAGCAGCAACAAACAGTCCATCTCCGTAGGCAATTTTTTGAATTCCACCGCTAGTAACATTGCTTTCAGTCCATGTCATTCCATTAGTCGACCATCTGATACCAACACTAGAAGTTGTATAGCTTCCTGCGACCCAAATTCCGTTTCCGTAGGCAAGCACACTCCATGCAGAACTAGTAATATTGCTATTAGTCCATTCTTTGCCATTGCCGCAAGGAATTTTTGTTTTGATCGAGTTAATAGCTTCAACCATTTTTGCTGGTGTCATGGTTCCTGTGATTCCAGCTTTTGCTCGAATTGCATCCGCAATTCCAGTCATTGTGCTTTGCTGAATCAGATACTCAGACATCAGAAGCTCGCCTCCTCCGCATTATCAATAGCCGCAACAGACCATGCACCACTAGCGACCCGGAGGAACTTACCATTATCATCAGCGGTGACTTCTGGAAGTCCTCCATTCTCAAAAGGCACGGTTCCATAAAGGTCGATTGCACATGGTTTTGTAAAATCAACCGCAACCCAATATGTTCCATCGTAGGCAAGACGAATAGGGAACTGCTTGAAGAACACGTTAGCATAAACGAACGTGGCTCTGGTGCCTGTTCCTGCGCTCAACCTGCGACGAACTTGTTTTGCGCCCAAACCGTTCACATCTAGCGTCATGCTTGTGCTGGTCGCAGTCATATCAGGGATAACAGTGATTGACATACCAGCTTTAAGAACAGTTACATTGTCCACGGTAGCGGTGTATGCAACGCCATCACTGGATGTTGCAGCAACTCCGCTATTCACTCCACCAAGAACTGTCTGCAACTCAGTCAAGCATTGGCTAACACTGTTCCAGAACCAGTTGAAATAAGCGGCGGGTGGCTTGTATCCAGCTTCAAATCCGCTAGTTTTGAGCGAAGAAGGCGGCTCAGTGCCTACTGCATCCCACTGAGGTACAATCTTTTCAAATTCCATTGCTTAATTCCTCCTTATACGGGTATATCAATGTCGCTTGTAGCCAATTCTCCAAAGTATCCGCCAACCGTCTGATCGATAGAACCGAACCCACTCTCTCTGCCTTGCTCATAAGCAGAGCCGAATTCAAACGTCCCTTGCAGTTCAATCGGTGCTATTCTGACTCCAACAGGAACCATAGCTTTGACGATTTGATAAATCTGACCACTTGTGATACCAGCGGATTGCATAACGGAATATGGAATATCTACTACCTCTACTTCGCAAGTGTTTTCAGTTTCATTCAGCGTAAATGAGGATGTAGGAACTCCAAACACAACAGCCAGAGACTCAACAACAGAGTTATAGTCTCCACCAACTCTGTTTCTTGCTGACTTCTGCAAGATGATATACCTGTACTGTTCATCAGTCAGAACACCTCTTGCTTGTCCATAGATAGAGCCATACAAATCCAGCGTCTTTCCTGTTGCGGTATAAATATCAAGAGTGGCATCTACGTCTTCTACGTCGTCTCTTAGAGCTTGTACCAGAGACTGTTCAATCAGCAACAGCTTATAGTTATTACTGGACTCTTCCTTTTTCCACGCATCAGGCAAAGAGTCGATGTAATCACGAATCTGCATAGTTCGTCACCTCAATCGTGATGTTCTCCGCCTTAAGATTCGCAACTTGGCTCTGGCTCATAGTGATATTCTTGGTCACATATGTAGAGCCATTCGTAGAGATGGAAAGCGAAGTGACATCCATCACGCCAGTAACACCAAAGATATGCTTATACAGCGATGTGAAGATAACGTCATCTCCAGATGTGAGATGATTAACGTATCCAAGCAGTGCAGTCTTGATTTGCTCTTCACCATCAAGCTCAAAGTGAGTATTGACAGCAACGATTGCTTTTATATACAAGCTAACTTCAGCGACACGAGAGAAGCGAACAATCTGTTCTCCACCAGAAACATCAGTAACAGTAACGCTAACGTCTCCAACAGACTTGATGCCAAGCGGCTTCTTTTCAAAGATAGCATTAGCAATCTGCTGATCTAATGTTTCAGGAGCGTACACATACACCTCGAAACTGTGAGGAGGTCTACCTTCAGAGTCTGCTGTGTTCTCGCTGTTCTCTGCAATCAAACATCCGCCAACACCCTCGATTCGCATTACAGCGCCTCTGATTGCTGCAACAGTTCCAGAACCAGCACCTTCAATAGCAACTAAGAATCTCTCTCTCAATTCCTCGTCTGTTTCTTCATCCTTTGCAAACTGCTCAATGTTCATGTGATTGATACTGGACACATTCACATCAGGGTTGATAATCTCTGTAATTGAGCCGAGCGGCACATTTCCGATAGAGCCAAGCTCAGTGCATTGCACAATTCCAACACCAACACCAGTAGAATCAAGTGTGACATGATTCACGAGATAGAACTCCTCTTCTCCAGTAGTGCCAACCAAAAAGCCGACAGGAATCTCCGTATCGGCAGTTCCGGTAAACTGAATCTCGTGCTCAGCTCTTGTAGCGGCATTCCTTGTGATTCCTGCGAACGGCATTAGACGGTCTAAGCTGTGCCCTGTTGCAGTGTTAGGGAAACGACTGTAATAGATGATTTCCTGCGCCTCATAAGCATCTGCAAGGTCTTGCACAGAGAGCCGAATAAACTTACCAAGAGGCGATGCATTAGAAGTGTCAATGTCATCTCCAAACAGCCGCTTTGCTTGTTCAATTCTACTTTCAAGCAGTTCATCATATGTCGGCCTGATATATCCCTGTTCATTAACCATAGCTGTAAGTCCCTCCAACAGTTTCTCCATCTCTATTCACAGCCTCAAAGCGGATTGTTGCAGTTCTTCCGTCCACATCCAAGCTAAAAGATGTTACTGTGAGAGTGGAATCAATCCGAGTGATCGCCTCTTCAATAGTATCCTTGATTTCATCTTGATTCGGATTCTTTCGCAGGATAACTGAGAAGTCAATTCCTTCGTCTTCATCAAATACCCATTCACCTTTGTTCGTGCATAAGACTCTCTCCACTTTCTGTCTTAGAAGCTCCTGATCGCTAACCATAACGATTGTCTTCTCGACTTCAACATCTCCGTTCTTTGTGCTGAAACTCTTCATCTCACCAACCTCCAAACAGACCAACCACAACAGCATCTTTAATCTGATGATGACCAGATGGCGGCGTTGTAGAAATACCTCTCGCAGAAGAAGTGATGTCCCTCTCGGCGCAAACACAAAGAACAATGTCACCAGCTCTCAAAGGTGAGACGCTAAGGTGTCCACTGTGCTCTTCTTTTGTCTGGAGCGAATAATGGCGAACATGGTTCAAAATAGGAACCTTTGTGATAACAGCTTGTTGCTTCGCCGTTTGCCCGTACGCTTTGATTTTGTCAATAGGCTGTACAGAACAGACACTTTCACTCTGGACGCTGACTACCTTCCCGATGAATGCGGTGTGCAGATTCAGCAACTTCTCTTCTACGATTCCATCAAACGTACTACCAAAGCCCATCAACGATCACCTCACTCTATCGCTGTGACTTCCGTGTAAAAGTCACTGTCCGTGCATACATGTGTCCCTTCTCTAGCACGGTACTTTCCCTTCACGTCACGGCTATCCAAATTTATGACGACAGCGGTCGTGATTCGATGCTCTAACAGCATCTTGAACTTCACTCCGCTGATTGTATCAGTGTACTCAGAATTCTTAACTTCTTCCGTGAACTCCTCCGGGCTTTCAATCAAGCCAGTGTTCACTCCAACAGTAAAGCCAATATCGTCGCCTTCCGACAGATGGCGAACATAGACTTTACTTTTATTGATATAAGCAGATACGCCACAAACCTCAGCGTACTGCTTAATGCTGCTCATTAACCCACCTTGTACAGTTACAGCATCGGTGTAAGTGTAATCTCTTCGAGTGGAAAAGACCGCTATCGGCAACCCAAGCCTACCTACCAGAGTCTTCAGGATATAACTTGCTTTCGTTCCAGCTTTGAACGACAAGCTGTCAACGTCCCGTTCCTTCAGTTTCGTGCTGTCGATTGCATTGATGGTCGTGATTTTGTCCTGTCCGCTCCACCTCGTTGACACTTTCGAGATGAATCCAGAGAAGATAACACCAGTGTCCGTTCCATATCCAGCGGTTATGCTGATCTCTGCATCAGTTTTCAAGCGGCTAATGGTTGTCTTCGTCAAGTTGTAAATCTTGATTTCAGCCTCGTTAGCCTCTGTATCATCGTCAAACGGGACTCTAAACTCCAAGTCCAGCGTGTTATCAATCGTCAATCCATTGCTCTGTATTTTAACCACACGACCGAATTGACCATTCGGCTTGCTATCAGACGATGCAAGACTCGTTTCCCATCCTTTCATAGCCTGAAGCATTCCAGAAACTTTACTGTTCGAGCGGCTTTGAAATACAGCATCCGTGTACTTATCCATCCACTCCATCTCCCTCATTGTCGATAGTCAGAAACACACTCTCTCCAATGTTCTCATAGGTCACACGAGTTTCAGAGCCAGTTGAGTCATAAGGAACGATCGTCGCAACAGGGAACCTTCCGGGCTGGTAAATGTCCTTAAAGAGCGGAACGCCAAGCACAAGAGGCTCGCAACAAACCAGCTCTCCGTCCTTATAAACGGCAATGGTAAACAAATCCGCCGTCTTGTTGTATCCAACAGATAGTTCAAACCACTGGTCGTTTAGCAAAATATTGAACGAGTACGGCACTCGCTTCTTGTTGATTTCGATGTAATCACGCATTCAAACCACCCCATTTTTAGGCGTTTTGCCACACTTCGTTACACATTCATTCCTATGTAACTATGAATCGTTACATTGTAACTTCTGTGTAACAACGTGTAACACAGAGAAAGAGAAAGAGAAAGATATAGAGAAAGATATAGAGAAAGATATATACTACTCATCGGTAGCCGACGAGTAGCTTCTTTCCAATTTGCAGTGTTCTGAAATCTCCTTTTCTGCTAAAAGCGCTTTGGTTCTTAGCCATGACCCAATCACAATCGCTATAACTCTTTCCGTTGATTGCTGGTCTACTCAGACTTTTGTATGGAGCATTCTTCGCTTTCACAAGGTTCCACACGCAATCACCCTTCTTGACTGTATGGTATACAGCGTTGTTATTGTTCGTATTAACTTGCTGAGTTCCACCAGAAGATGTCGAAGAAGATGTCTTTTTGGGCGGCTTGTAGGAAGTGGTAGCAGTTCTCACTTCCTTTAGCGTCATAGTGAATGAATAACCTCCCCAAATGGAATGAGTCTGCTCTGTCGAAAAGTCTTCAATCAGGCAGTTAGCCAAGGTGACACGCCCCACATACTTGCAGAGCGTGCCGCCTTGGTGCATAGACTTGAGCTTTGCCAAATTGTTTGATGCGTTCTTCCCGACGATTTCACCATTCAAGGAAAGAGACATAGCTTTGGGCTTTACATGGTCGCTGATCGAAATACCGCTCTCTACGGCGTGTTCCGTGACATCAACCCCGTATGAAAGATTTTCATCTACCACAAAGATGTACATTCCGTTAATCGTTGCCAATGGTATCACCCTCCACAATGCCTCTGTCGCATCGCACATCTACCTGTGCGACGTTTTCCTTGCTTTGGCGTTAAGTTAGTTGCCCACAAATAAAAATCCGTTATACGCCCTTATAATGCGTTTGTGCGAATTACACCTCAGTGAGTCGTGGGCTAGTTCGCTCCATACTCTCGAATGCGTCTTCAAGTGATTCCTGAATCCACCGTTTGACTGTTCTCTCGGTAGTTCTATCCACAGTACCATTCAGCGTCAAGTGGAACTGGGGCGAATAGTTGTTATTCTCGACGTGCGTAACCGCTGTGCTTGCACCGTCTCCGTCAGGAGAGTATCCAGACATACCAAGCATATCTCCTGTCTTAGCCCATAGGCTCAAACCACGGTTTCTCTTGGTTCTTGACAGCGGGATAGCCATTTCTGCTCCATCCTCACCGAAGATGCTAGGTCTTGTTGCGATACCTCCATTACCATAGCCCTTTCCTCTGAATGCCTTAGCAAGACTTCCATATCTGGAAACGGCATACCGAACAGATGCCAAGATATTGCTGAGCGGGTCGTAGATGTTCTTGTTGTACCCAGCTCTCGCATAAGAGCGGAATGTCGGGTCAATGACCTGCATCAATCCCTTGGACGGTGTGCCCTTCTTTGCGTTGCTATCCCACAGGTTGATTGCTCTCGGATTTCCTCCGCTCTCAGTCTGCATCTGGTACAGAGTCCTCTTGACATTTGCAGCACTATACAATCCTTCCATCTTCAAAGCACGGATGACGGTAGAGCGCCACTGTTTGACACCCTTAGAAGCCACATAATCGGCAAGTCCGAGCGCTCCAGCCTCGCTAAAGAGTTTACCTACCCATGTACCCATCGGGCCTTTGAGCGTCGAAATAAATCCTCTAGAAACGGCATCAGAGAAGCCGCTCGTTCCAGAGTACGAGATTCCGCTGGTGATTTTGTTCACGAGTCCGCTGGCGTTGTCGATATAACTCCAAAGGTCAATCCCACCAGTTCCATCAGCATACCTGAATGTGGGTGTGCTCCGTCCCATCATGTAAGCGGTCTGTTCAGCGGACAGGACTTTCATGCCCTTAGGTGCATTAGGTATAAGGACGTTTCTTCCTTTTGGAATGAACGTGTAACCGTTAGGCATCTGAACCAGTTCAGCGCCGTTACCGTCGTTAACGAGAGCATTTCCGCCTTTGTGACCGTTCGTTCCTTTAGCGTAAGGCTCCCATGTAGCTACTCGCTTACTGGAACCAAACTCCTTCAGAATCCAGTTAGCCGCATTCAAAACCTTGTTCACGTGAGGAACAGACGCATTTACGGCATCTTTCCACACTTTTACAAGAGCGGTAGCCAAGCTATCTCCAGACGCTTTCAGTCCTTCTCCCATCTTAACTGGGAGCTGAGAAATCTTGTCAACCATGTCTTTGATATGCTCGTCAACAATCTTAGAAACCTTCGCAGTGACAGATTCAGACTTCTTCAGCGAATCCCACAAGCCATTCATCTTGCTTACATTCAGGCTGTTGACCTGTGTGAAGAACGGCTCAGTCTTCTCGCCAAACTTTCCGAGTTCCGTAGCAATATTGCCGAGTGCGGAAGTCTCGTTACCAGTGAGCTTATCCCACCAGCCGCCGCTTTTAGGCAGATCACCAATGCTTGCAAGGCTATTGAAGAACAGTTTAGCGTTTTCAAAGGCAATCGGCTTCAGTTTACCGACCATGTTGAAGAAGTTCTTCACACTCTCTCCTGACAACTGACCCAAGCCAGTTGCAATCTTGGAGTAATCAACCTCTCCTGTAAACCATCCAACAACTCCGCCTTCCTTCGGCAACGCCTTAAGACCAGCTAAGCAATCAAACAGAGCAGTTGCATTGTCGAATCCAACTTGTTTCAGACCGGAAACCGTATTGAAGAATCCTGTTACCTTCTCACTTGATAACTGACCAAGCCCGTTTGCCAGTGTCTCGTAGTTGATTCCACCAGTGAACCAGCCGACTACGCCGCCTTCTTTCGGAAGGCTCTTCAATCCTGCGAGGCAGTTGAACAAAGCTGTCGCATTCGTAAACCCGTTTTCTGGATAGGTTGCAACGGTGGCGAAGAACCCGCTTGCATTCTCGCCAAAGCTTGTGAGCTGAGTTCCAAGCTCTGCATAGTTAACTCCACCAGTGATGAAGCTCAACAGCTTCTCTCCAGACATAAGAAGAATAAAGCTGCCCAACGCAGTAAGGAAATTTCCAACTCCGCTGACATCAGTGCTGCTGAAGATTGCCATCATCGGCGCAATAGAAGCGGCGAAAGCAGACAGATTATCACCAATCTGCGGCAAGGAAGCTGTAAGTGCCTCTCCAATAGAACCGATAACAGAGCCTACGATCTTGCCAAGCTGTCCGAACAGGTTTGCAAGAACATCTCCTCCAGTGGAAATGAAGTCGTTGAACCCGGGAATCTGACCCAATGCGCCAAAAGCTGTCACGATAGCAGTCAAACCGCCGAGAGCAAGGGCTATATTTGCCAAGCCAGTAAGCACTACTCCGATAGGAACCATGCCAGCAATACCAGCAAACACAGTAAGAGCAGTTCCAACAGCTCCAAGGATACCAACAATAGAGATGACCTTAATCAACGACTTTGTGTCAGACAACTGGGCAATATAAGGCGCAACATACGCAAAAGCCGCTGCCAGTGCAGTTAGACCAACAAGTACGATTGCAATGTTAGCAAGACCAAGAGCGACCTTAGACACCTTAATCATGCCAAGAGCAGCCATAGGCTTCGCTAGTGCAATACATGCGACACCCAAGACAGAGACAATAGCAAATGTCTCAACTAAAGACTTCAGATCGGACATTCCAGCGATAAGAGGAGCGACAAGAGCAAAAGCCGCCGCTAAGAGAGTAAGACCGCCAAAAATGATTGCAAGGTTTGCCATACCCTTCAATACAACATTCGGCTTCATCTTAGCAAGCTCTTTAAAAGTTTTAAAAAGCCCGCTATTCTTCTTGCCACCGCCTTTTCCACCCTTTGAAGATTCTCCGAACAATCCGCCTAGAAAGCTACCAGCGCTCTTGATCGAAGACATCAGCTTGACCACTCCGACAAGACCAAGCAAAACAGGGATGAACTTTGCAACAGCTTTTGTGTTCTCCTTGAAAAAATCAACAATCTTACTCACTGCTGGCAGTTCGATACCAAAAGCATCTTTCAACGAGTCGAACACCGTTTGTAAGATTCCCGGAATCTCCTTTGCGAAAGCCTTCGCTATATCAGGAAGAGCTTTTAGAACGCCAGCCAGAAGAGCAGTTGCCGCCTTAATCAGAGGCGGAAGAAGAGAATCAATAATTGTCGGCAGATTTTCTTCAATGGTCGGTGCTAGCTTTTCGATCAGCATTCCTACGCCGTCAAGCGACCTCAGAATGGCTGGCATGATGTTCTCTCCAAACTTACCTGCGGAGTAGACGAGATTATCTATACACTCATCGAAATTGTCACCGCCAGTAACAAGTGCTGTCAGCGTGTTAGTCCAAGCCGACTTCATCATGGAAAGAGAGCCGCTGATTGTCCCTTCAGCTTCTGCGGCAGTAGTGCCAGCAATGCCCATTTTTTTCTGCACGACACTGATCGCATTGATGATATTCGAGAAAGAAAGACTGCTGCCATCAACGGTAATACCAAGCTCTTCTTGCACATCAGTCATTTTAGAAGCATCTTTAATAAGACGTTCCATTTCATCCTGAGTGCCGCCATAACCAAGCTTAAGGTTATCGAGCATGGTATAGTTCTGCTTGGCAAATCCCTGATATGCGTTCTGGATGGACTCCATATCTGTGCCCATCTTATTTGCGTTGTCGGACATGCCAACAATAGCTGACTGAGCGAGTTTGGCGGCTGATTCTGTATCTCCACCAAGGCTCTGAATAAGACTAGCAGAGAAGCTTGTCACAGTTTCCATGTAGTCGTTTGCAGACAATCCAGAGTCCTTATATGCCGTAGCCGCATATTTCTGCACTGTTCCAGCGCTTTCTTTGAACAGTGTTTCGACACCACCGACAAGCTGTTCGTAATCAGCGTATTCCTGAACGGATTTTGTGACGATTGCGCCAACACCAGCGGCACCAGCGGCAATACCACCAGCAAGAAGCTTACCAGCCTTTACGCCGACAGTTCCCATGGTACTGCCCAGCTTTTTAAGCCCTGCAATGGTCTTATTGAATGTTTCGTTGGCTATCGGCTTGATTTTTTCATGTGCCTTCTTTGCTTGCGACGCAGTTTCTTTCAAACCTTTCGCAGTTTCATCAACTCCGTCAGAGTTGACTCCCTTTACTGCGTCTTTAACGCCTCCGACACCATCCGCTGCCTTCCTAGCCTCTTTGCCGAGGTCGGAAAACTCATCTTCTCCTATTCCGCTGGAAACAGTCTTCTTGAGGTCTTCCATGCCTCCGAGAAGCTTTGAGAATTCACCGAAGTCAATATCAAACCCAATCTGAACTACATCTTTGCGTATCGTTGCCATTTCCATTCACCTCCTATCTGTGAATAGCAAAAGAAACACTAACTACCGTGGATAGAAGTTAGTGTTTCTTGGCAGCTCGTTTTTCAGCTTCAAGCTGAATGTCTAAAGCAATGTTCGCCTCCATCACATCTTGAGGTGTCATGTATGGCTTACCAAATACCGTCTGATAGTCAAACCCACGGTCAGATAGTACAAGTCGCCACATAGCCCAGTCGCTTCTGACTTGTCGCTTTAGCTCCGCTTTACTTTTCTTTGTCTCGAAAGTCGCCCTGCATCACTTCACGGGCGAATGTAGTAACCTCGTTGAACTCCTTGAGGGTTTCAAAATCGTCGATAGTCAACCCTTTAGGCTCAACGATGATATGCTCAAACAGGTATTCAGCCATCTTCTCAAGGCTTGTATTGCTCGTTCCATCAATGTAGCTCGCATCAACAGCTTTAAGAGCGGCGGAGATTCCGCAGAACTGAGCGACATAAGTCTTACCGTTAATTTCCTTCTTCACAGTGTAGAACTTATCATTAGCCATTTCTTAATTCCTCCTATTATTTAGATAGCAAGAATAAGGGGAGTCGGATTACCGACTCCCCTTATTCAATCAGCAAGGCTCAACCACGCCGTCAACAACGAGGATTTCAAACTCACGAGCTTCAAGTTCTGTTCCATAGCTGATCTCAGCAGGATTCTTGAAGCGAGCCTTAGTGCCGCCAAACCGCTCGCCAATGGACTTATCAACGCCCCAGATAGGGAACACAGTACCATTGCGAGCATAGTTAAGGCACATCTTATACTGAGGGCTGGAGGGCAGGATAGAAACGCTCATATCAGCCAGCTTGTTGTTAGTCTCGTTGATAACGACATCGCCCTGAGCGCCAACAACAGGCTCAAATCTGTCCTCCTGAAAAGCGAATGTAATCATGTCCTCGCCAAGGCCAGTGATGAACACGCCATCAATGGTCAATGTGACATCATTAGGATTGTAGTTATACATCTTTCATGCCTCCTTAAGCGATGATAGAGCCTGTAATCTTCGCAGTGTGGATAGCACCAGCAAGAGTGAACTCAAACTTGCCTTCCATATACTTGCGAGAGGAAATATCGGCGGCAGAGCAATCAGACCGGGAGCCAAAGGTGACGGAATACTGGTAGTTACCATCATCATCCACAGCAATCATGCCATTGACAGCCGCATCGTGCAGGACAGAGACAACAACGCTTTCCAGAGAGGAAATGCCACGATTGTCATAAGGCAGCTTAGCAGAACGGTTCATCAAGTCCTGACACTTGTACTCAATCTGCTCGATGATATAGTCCTGAGAGTCGATGATGTCGATGTACTCGCCAGAAGCAACGATGCCTTCGGAAGTCACGATAGAGCCAGCTTTCTTCAGGATAGTGATAACACCCTTATCGTGCATATCGGACACTTCAGCATCAGTGTAGTCCTGATTTGTGACATTCTTCAGAATCACATTCTTGTAGGTGATGCTACCAGCATCCATGCCAGCGGTAGCGCCAACCACAGCAGCTTCGGGATAATCGGTATCATCGCTTTCGTACGCAACCAGAACAGTACGATTGTTGGACTTGACAGCAGTGATAACTGCTTCATCATCCACAGGGTAGACACTGGCGAAATACAGAGCGAAATTCTTGCATGTCTCGATGTAGTTGGAGATTTCAGTGACAGTGCTCTCGCCTTCAGTGCCAGTAGACACAACAATGAGCTGTCTCCAACCTTTATCCAGAATCGCAGGAAGTGCTGTCACAGTGTTGTCAGTGGACGCACAAACCGCAATCTTGGAGGGAGCGTTATTCTGTGCGTACAGGAGATTTGCGGCTTTGTAAACGGCGCTATCCTCGGTGAATCCAGCCTTGACAATTTCATCAAGTCCACTCACCTCTTTGTAAGCAACGGCGGTTGTCTGCTTGCCAGCAAAAATCAGAGGAACACCAAAGCCAGCATTGGGAGACGCTTTAGCAAGCTCAATGACAACCTTCACATCATTTGCCATGTTTTTTACCTCCTTAAATTTCGATACTTTCTATCACGCCAGCGCTGTATTCTACGTCTGGCGCAATAACATACAAAAAGCCGAACGTAACGTCCAGCCCATTTCGGTACTCATATTGGATGGACAACATATTGTCCCTCGGTGTGACATCACGAACCTTGCTGACAATGATGTCGTGTTCAGCAAGCAGATTAACACCTACCGCCGAGAAGAAGTCAAACATCTTCATAGCTAGAATCGAAGCTTCATCCTGATCGTCAGACTGAACTGTAAAGCTCCACGTCGGGTAGATGGAACGGTACTTTGTGCCGTCATCTGCTTCCGAATACGTTCCGCTCATAGCTGGAAGCATCGTTGTCTGTGTATAAGACACATAAGGATAAGGCGGTACTTCAGCGACCTGATTCTGCCGTACGACTTCACACGGTCTGGTGTCTGTTGTGAGATACTTTTTCAAGCTCTCGACAATCACAATCTCGTATGCTCTCAGGTCAATCATGGTCAGTCACCACCTTGCTCATCCACTTCAACGTATAGACCATTACGTCTGCGTAATCCTCGAAATTTCGCCCATCCTCTACGGAATAAGCATTTCCCTTGTATACCACCTTGTAATCGCTCAGAGGGGCTTTTAGTGTCTTCAGGACGTACAGCTCACGGTCTTGTTCAGTGTATGTGCCTCCAGACCCATAAATCTTCCTGTCTCGAATCGGAACGATAGCTCCACTCATGCTTTCGACTCGTTCTCCACCTTGTTCCCACTTCCCTCCGACGTAACCTCCTTGCATGTGGTGGAGACAGAATGTAACGCTGTATTTGTTAATCAGTCGTTTGAAATTATACAGCTTCATTGCTCCACCTCATATTCAATGCTGTTAATCATTCCTCCAGTTTCAACAAGAGGATTGTTTTTTGCAGGGTCACGAGTGGGCCAAGGCTTCTTCGGCGGGTCTTTCAAGTCAACTGCATACTCCTTGATTCGGTCACGGAGCAGAGTTCCTACGATGTCGATGTATTGCTTTTCTGACAGAGTACCGAACAATACGTCAGGCAATACCTGCTCCGCTTCTTTCATCACTTCGTCGTGGCACGAATCGAAGCCAGATCGAAGGAAAGAGCGTTCTGGAATGACAATCTGATTGGTGTCAGCTCTCAAGTGTACGCCAATATGATGCAAGTAAGCTCTCATCTTAGGCGTAACTGGAATCGTGCATCCGTACTCATGGATTGCTGCCAACCAAGCGTGTTCTCCTTCGAGCGCACCTACATTGATTTTCGTTCCATTGAGCACAGCAGCCTTAGCTACCGCTTTACCTGTCAAATCCTTCATGCTCTTCATGCGGATTTTCATTACTTCCACCTACTCTGTGCAGTAATGAATCGATTTCGACCCTTGTAAGCAGACCCAAACAACTGATAAGCTAAGTCAGCGAGAAGAGCAGCAGTCCCTCTTGTGGAAAAGGACTGGCTCATCCCGCCAATGCTTTCGCTTGAAACGCCTACGGTCTGTGTCATCAGATCGCAGAACTTCACAACGAACAGCTTTACATTGTTAGGCAACTCTGCTTTTCGGTCAATGTTTAACGTGGTGTTTTCATCGACCCAATCAAGTGCGGCCTCAATCATAATGGTGATTTCGGAGTCTGCGGTGTCGATAGGCAGGTTATAATCAGCCATCTTTCTTCACCTTGCCTCTCTTAGGCTTAACTTTGTCATTCTTTGGTTCAACGTTATCATTTGTTCCATCAATGACGTGATTGGACTCCAAAATTGGAATAGTCGGCTCAACCTCTACAATGGGAGTATTAGGTGGATAATACTTCCCATTGTATTTCACGGCATACTTGTAGGTTAAAGCCATTACTCAGCCACTTCCAGAGCGTAGCACTCGTTCATGCGCTCGAAGGATGGCAGGACAATCTCGGACACAGTGGTCTTGGTGTTCACGGGGTCGTCAGTGATAGTCACAGCGACAGCCACACCAGTGTTCACGATAGAGACATCAGCACCGGGCTTGGAAGCCAGAGTTCGCTCCTCGGGTGTGGTGCCGTACCAAGTCTTGCCGAGGGAACCGTTGGGCAGCATCATAATGATGTTGTCGGGATAGAAGTTGTGCTCCTTACCAGACTCGTCCTTGAACTTCTTGGAGTAGGTTACGATAGTCACATTCAGCTCTTCCTCGATGTAAGCCTGAACACGAGCGCTGGTGTAGTTCACATTCGCAGTGGTATTCTGAGCCAGAACGCCAGCCTGAACCTTCTTGCTGTCCTTCATCAGCTTAAAGGTAGCCTTGGACATCAGCAGAATCTCAGGACGAGTTCCGCTTTCGGATTCCTGAGCATCCAGAGCGGCTTCCAGATCAGCAACAGGGTCGCAAGTCTCAGAAGCACTCCACATATCCTCGGAAGTGGCAATCTTCATGTAGTGTTCTTTCTTCCAGCTACCATCAGGGTCGTAGTTGTAGGCATAGTTAACGCCATTAGCCTTGACCTCGATGCCCATATTTCCGCCGAGAGGAGCTAGGAGCTGCATAATCATGCGCTCAGGAACGACATTAGCGCCGTCAATCAGAGTCTGAGTGTCATCGAAGATGCTCTCCAGAACAGTGGTGGCATAGGGGTCGTTCGCATCCTGAACACGCATAATCTCCTGCTCGTCAGCCTCCTTGACCAGCATGGACTCACGGAAGAACGCCATCTGAGTCTCAGAGATGCTGATGCCAACACGGTCACGGAATGTGGACTTTGCATCGAAAGCAGAAGGCATCAGAGACACGGGCAGACCCTTATGACCCTTAATCCACTTCAGATCAAGTCCAGCCTTCTTCTGAGCAGGGAAAAAGCCTGTGCCGAGATAAGGGATAGCGTTGCTGGCAACCTCGGTATAGTTAGCGGCAATAGCCTGTGCGTTGAAAACGTCAGTAAGCTTCATTTTGATTTACCTCCTTAACCCATGAACTTGACCATCGGAATGGCAACGGTCTCAGCAGGAGCTTCAGGGAGCTTGTCCTTCTTGATGAAACCGTGGATAACGATTGCACCGTTGGGATTCTCCTTCTTGACGACATCGTACAGCAGAACGCCGATAGCGGTAGCATCATTGGCAGGAATCAGAGTGCCAGCCGGGATAACGCCATCGGAGTTAGCGGAAATGCTGGAGCAATCATAAGGGATTGCCACGTAGTGGTCGTTGAACAGAATCTCGCCAGTGCGAGGGACTGCGGTATTTGTAAACTTCATCTTTTCTTACCTCCTGTATAGTATTCGAGAGTAGTCTGTGCTGCTTTGTTTGCTTTTGCGGCGTTCTGACCAATGCGAACAGCTACGCTGTCCTTCTTGCTGTCAGTCTCGCTTGTAGAAGCACTTCCCTTACCGGGAACTCTGCCGCTGTTTTTGAAGACCTTATCAACTTCGGCTTGCACCATCCGCTTCACAAGAGAATCAAACGTTTTGACACGCTCTTTGATGGTGTCCTCATCTTCAGCCATGACGAAATCGACAAGAGCAAGGGAAAGCTCACTTCCGTCATCGAGTCCAACTTCCTTGATCGCTTTGATAGCGATTAGTCGGTTCTCTTTATCAGCCAGCTCACGCTCTCTTTCAGCAAAAGCAGCTTCACGCTCCTGAAGTTCAGCCTCACGGCGCTCTTCTTCGCTCATGTGGTCTTTCTTCACTTGGTCAAGCTCTGCTCTAAGCCGCTTGTTTTCGTTGCCAAGCTTGTTAGTAGCCCGGTCAACAGCTTTCTGAATAAGAGTTTCAATGTCAGGCTGCTTTGTTTCAGACTGCTTAGCTGTGCTCTCAGTGGTGCTAGTAGTAGCTTCAGTAGATTTAGACTCCTGAGTGCTAGTAGTAGCTTGAGCGGTTGTGGTGACTTCTTCCATGATAAAACCTCCTGTTTTTGAGTCCTATGCAACGCATAGTCCACGATTATTGAGTTCATCCAATCAGCCCCACTTATAAGAGTTGCTTATGGATGCCCACTGGCAGAGATGGCTGGGGTCGAACCAGCGAGTCAGGGAGTCAAAATCCCATGCCTTACCGCTTGGCTACATCTCTATATCGCTCAACCAGAATTGCACTGGGGCTGATTAACAGAGCTGATTTTACGAGCTTCAGCTTATATATTTGAAAGGAGAGTGCTTTTCCAAAGCACTGGAGCTACCGGGGGGATTTGAACCCCCAACCTACCGATTACAAGTCGGTTGCTCCACCGTTGAGCCACGGTAGCAAGCTCTACTCATTGTCTGGAATTGATTCTTACATCCCTTCTCCACGTGGTCTTGCTGTGGAGATAACGCAAGTCATGCACAATGTTGTCGTAATATGTTATGTCGTAGTAAAACCGCTCTCCATCCAGCTCTACCATGTTCCACGAGTGGTATGCACCATCTGCGTATCCATAGCATTTATACGTCTGGATGCCGAGCCGAGTCGCCATCTTATAAAACAGCATCGAATATGTAGCGCAAACGCCTTGACCATTCAAGCCGTCCAGCGTGTCTCTAACGCCGTCTGTGTACTCGATGCGCTTTGATATGTAGTTTGATATCTGCCAAAGCTTAAATCTGTCTGAGCCTTCATACAGGCTTGATACAGCTTCATCAACTCTTGCGTCAATGATTTTCTTCTCATCTGAGAATTTGATGAACAAGTCTAGGTCAAGAGTCGCCGTTTCTTCTCCCCATGCAACAAGCTCATAAACACCCTCCATGCTGCCGTAATACAGACCGATATGCTCAACGATCTCACACCTTTCTTCTTTAGTAAGACCGTTGTGCTTGATTGTGTCTGTATGGTTATCGACAGCACGAAGGATTTTATGGAATACTTCTAATTGCTCATCAGACAGGATACCTCTATCCTCAGTGACCGGGTACTCTCTGATGTCAATTTGATGGATTGCTTGCATAGACATGTCGAAGATGAGAACCAATGCAGCTAAGAAGCAGATAATGCTACACAATAGCGCTACGAAGCTAGTAAGTCGTTTCATCTCAAACACCAATTTCAACAAGCAGATCGCATACACTCATTGTCGGAAGACCACTCAGTGTGCCGTTGCTGATGGAAAAGGACGCGCTGGTCTTGCTTGGCGTGGTGGCGTTGTAGGACAACGAACCTTTGTAATAGCCATCCCCTACAAATGCATACATAGTTTTTGTCGCCTGCCATCCGCTTCCGCTCGAATAATATCCGTATCCCCACACCTTAACCGTTCCAGAACCTTTAAAGCTAATGGTATCTGATGTAGATGTGATGTGGTAAGCTTCGCAGTTGTTGTTGCTAGAGCCACCAGAACTGCCTTCGTAGGTGCCTGATACGCCGAAGATAGCTACTCCAGACTTGATATTTCCAGCAACAAGGTTGGAATCTCCAGCGATAGTCTGTGCACCACTTAGATACTGACCAGATGCGATTGTCTGATTAGATGTTCCGGGCGTATATGTTGCCGCAGATTTCTTTGTGACACCGCTACCGACATATGTACTGCTTACAGCCTCAACGGTAACGCTAGACAGTCCGTCATATCCACTGTCAGGAGAAACTGTCTTCTGGCTCTCTGACGGAGTTACGGTCTTGCTCTGGAGTGTCGGTTCATTTGCAGGAACATTGACGTTTGCACTTGCGTAGTTCGTAACATCGTATGTTCCGTTCTCCACAATGTCGATGGAACCAGACGGAGAAGCTGTATCTTCTTTCGTTCCGGTCACTTTCAATCCAGCCGCAGAGGTAAAGATCTTTCCTTTTGCGACATCTTCCGCCAATGCGTCTCCGAAATTAGTATATTTAGAACTAATCCGAACACTCGTTCCAGTTCTAAACAATCTATCTTTCGTCATTTCTACCGACAGTCTCAACGCATCGCTGTAATCGCTTGAATTTTCTGGGTTCTTTAAAGCTGTTAAATAACCTGTACCAGCTATTTCACTTGCAACTCCAGTGATTTTTGCCCCTTTCGCATAAGCTGTTACACCTTCAGGCAAATCAGAAGCAGTCGCAGTTGCGTCGCTGGTATCAATTCCAGTTTGTGCAATGCTTACGCTTGCGCTTGCGTATTCCGTTACATCGTACGTTCCGTTCTCGTTGATTTGTATATCACCAGCGGGAAGGATATACCCAGATTGCACCTTCTCGATAGCGTCATCAAGAGCAGCGCCAGTATATTGCAAAGAGTAATCAGCCATTATCCAAGCACCTCCTTGATGAATGCGTTTATCTCAGCTCCAGTGTGGCTTGAAGTGTAAGGCACATCATTTTTGGTTTTGATGTAATTACCGTTGGAATCAATCAGCTTGTATCCGTCAGAAGTGGTAATACCTCTGTACGTCTCTGTCGGGTCTTCTCCCTGAACCAGCTTTCCGCCGATAGTCTGATCTTCGTTAGCAAAGCCTTGGTGCTCGTCATACACCGGATAAGACGAATCGAACTCAAATTCATCATCATACACTTCGATGCTGATAATGAACTGAGCGTTGGTGTATACAGTGCTTGGTGACAGTGATGCGTTTGCTAAGTTAAGTGACATTGATAGCCACCCTGACCTTTCTGGTTTCGGGGGCTACGGTATACTCAACTTCAAGCACAAGACATCCTCTTCTGTCAGGCTGGATTAGAGCCATGAACTCGTCACCATTTACGATGCAATCACCTGTCTCGATCACGACATCATCGGCATATAGAGTGTACTTAGCTCCTGTGATTACGATAGGCAGATTGTCACAGGATGTAGCCTTGAACTTGACGTATTTCTTCTCGCCAAGAATGAAATCACGCTGTAAGATACCTTTCACCCCCTGCCTACATAGTCCAAACAGGTCATTACGAGCTGGATGCGTTCACCTTCCATCCAGACATGCAAATCATCCTGCAACTTTGCCTCGATGTCCGCTTCGAGCCATAGCCTGAACTTATCCGAGACGATTCGGACTCTAACGTTCTCGCTGTTGCAGATATACAGGATTCCAGTCCAGTACCCCATGTTCCCAGAGTCGTCTATGCAGTACAACTCTGTTACATACTGACCATCTTCTAAGTCAGCAGGAACACAAGCTTGCCAGAACGCACCAGAATGGGAGAAGACTAACTCGAAAGAGTCAGCCTTCCCCCACACTCTAGTTACCATCAGGAATCGGTGACGGACACGGAAATGACGTAGGTGTTGCCAGCATCAACCGGGTTAGGATTGATAGTGACAGACACGAAGGCAGGAGCACCAGTATCCAGCGTGACAGTTCTGGTTACGGTCGTGGTCTTTCCAGCGGCATCTGTAGCCACAATTGTAATTGTGTTCTCGCCCTCGGACAGAGTAATAGCCTTGCTGAAGGAACCATTAGCATTGACAGTAACGGAAGCGCCGTTCACAGTCACAGTGACAGGGCTGGAAGTCGCATCGTTGGTAGTACCAGACACCGTGCAAGTGGATGTATTAGTAACACTGCCGTCCACAGGAGAAGTGACATTCAGGACAGGAGCAACAGTATCAACCGTGAAGGTGACGCTCTTCTGAGTAGCGGCGTTTCCATCGTTATCACTGGCATTAAACACAACCGTATGCTCGCCATCAGCCATAGCAGAGGACGGAGTATAGCTGCACTCGTACCCACCAGTGATAGCTGTCTTTGTGATGCCACTTGTAATAGCATTGCCACCATCAATCTTGATGCTGATCGTGTCGCTATTCACGCCAGAGTCATCATCAGTAACGTTCCACTTGATTACAGGCTTGTTGCTTGTGATATAAGCGCTAGCCGCAGGGTAAGTGATGCTGATGACAGGTGCGACACGTTCCTTAACCACCAGTCTCAGGCTAGTTCCTAGCGTAGCATCAGATGCCCCAACAGTCGTTGAGTTACCAGCGTCATCTGTTGCTGTAACACTAACAGGGTAGTAGCCACCGCTGTTATTGAAAGAAGACTTGCTCGGGGCAGTTACGGTCGCTTCATACTTGCCTGTACTGCTATTCAGCGTCAGCGTGTATTCCTGACCGTTGATTGTCGCTTTGACAGTTTGGACAGACATTTACTCACTCCTTTTTTAATCGAAAATCCACAGTTCATTTGGATTCAAAGATACTATTAAACCTTAACTTGAAGCATGCAGCCGCATTTAGGGCAAGCGAAAGTCAGAATATATGCGTCTTCGCTCGGTTTCTGAAGAATGCTCTCAACCTTATCGGAGTCGTACTTGAAATAATTCTCATTTGTGTTTCGCTCCGCAAGGATTTCAAAGCAGTTCTGACAGATGACTTTCATTTAGCTCCCTCCTTTGTTTCCTTCAAGCTATACTTCAAAAAACAGCGGCAGTTGATGTCCTGGCTTGCTACACCGCTTTGCATAGGCGCTTGTGTCTTTGTTCCGTCTGGTAGGATGAAATCTTCGTCCATATCGACCGTCACTCCATCCATCTTGGTGTGCTGATCTCTTACAGAGCCGTCCTTCATGGTTTTCCAAGTCTTAACCATTCTGACGTTCGTTGTGCCTTGTTTAAGAGAGTTGTTGATTTCTTTTGCAGACTCTAAATGCCCAGCTTCCCTAGCTCTACCAACCTCTGTTCTGATAATCCGAACCGCTTTCTTGTAGTTCCCGTCAAGAGCACCAGCTATCCTTCTAGCCATCGTCTCGTAGCGGTCGCCATTCATCAAACCTACACCGATTTGTCGCTTAATCTCCCAGATTATTTCTTTTCTGTTCTTTTCGAGCGTGTCAGTCAATGTAAGTCCTGAGATTGGATTTTCAACTGCCGCTTTGACAACTTCAGGCCGAACTCCTCTCAGACCAGTCAAAGCTTGCTTTAACTCCTCACTCGATGCTGATTTTGTGACCGCATCAACCATGCCATCATAGCAAAGTTTGTACATATCACTCACAGCGGTTTTGATTTGCTTGGATACAGCGGGAGTCAATCCGTTTAGCTGCCTTTCAGCTTCTTCAAGTAGCCTAGCAGCTTGTCCGTTAGCTTGCAGCACTGAAAACGTAAGCTCTCCGTTCTCAGCAAGGGCAAAGTATTCTTCTGCTATGAAAGCTTTTGTGTCCTTCAAGACTTGCTTAAACAGCTTTCTGAGTTCAGCTTCAGCTCCTTTTTCCCGATGTTCCTCTATTCGTCTAAGCTGTGCGAAATAATAGTCAAAGTCTTTGTCCATAGAACCCTCCAATACGAAAACAGCTCGCTACCAAAATTGGTAACGAGCTGTTCCCATGACGAAAGGAGAAAATGATATGAGCATCTACCAGCTGAGCTTCTCTTGCAACGATAGTATATCACTCGAAACGTACTCTTGTCAATATTTTACCGTCAAAAACACTCGTTTTGTCTTACGATTCAATAACAAACGTTTCTGTCTGGTCTTCTTCTGTATCAGTGAGCAAACTCGGAATGTCATCCTTCTCTTCCTCGATAAGCTGCATAGCCTCTTCTACATCGTCGATGAAAGAGAACTGTGCGAAAGCTAGACGCTTTGGCAATCCAGCTGCAATCATAGCTTGAACAGCAGCAGCTTCGCTCTGAATGTCAACAGGGAAGTTTCGCTTGAACGAGATGTAGCACTGGAGCGGGTCACAAGCAACTTGTTTCTTTGCCCAGCTACTCGCAAGTAGCTTGAACATATACACGCCAGCAGACTGCATCTTAGCCTCAAACATGCCGCACTTCGTTTCCAAAGCTGTCAGCTTGAACTTCAGCGCAATACCGGCCGCAGTGCCAAAGGTGTCATCACTAAGATTCGGAGTCTTAGAGAATCGGTAGATGTTCTCTTCCAAGCGGTCAAGGTGATGCTCAACAAAGCTATCGTTGATATCTTTGGTAATGAAGTGGATTCCGCCTGTGCCATTAGCGTTATAATACTGGAACGCACCAGTCTTCTGCCCTTTGCGAATCTCTTCATCCGACATCTGGACATTCTCGAAAGCCATGTAAGCATTAGCAAAGCTCTCGACTTCGTTGTTGATGTCTGAGATTGCACGGTCATAAGCATCAATAAGCTCCATTACCGTTTCTGCATCTCCAAGCATTTCCGAGTTATTCGGAACACCCTGAATTGTGCAGAATCCAAACAAGTTAGGAATAGCTTTTTCAGGGATTTCCTTTAAGCTTCCATAAGACCCTTCATAGAACCGTATAGTATTCCCGTCGTCGAACTCAGCTCTCCAGATTTCCTCCCCGCCAAGCCCAACAGTCTTATAGACTCTAATTCCGTATTTAGGCTCTGTGATGTCAGTATTAGACAGCACAATCGTTTCATAAGCAGGTAGTGCCATAACTCGTTCTTCGCCATCTTGGTCGAAGTAGAACTGTCTGCCAGCATAACCAGCGATAGCCGCAAATTTTGTGACATCCATATCGACACTCCACATATTGTTTCGCGTCACAAAGTCGCTCAAACGCTTGCTAGCTTCGTCTCTAGCAATCTCGCCACCAGTATCCTCTTTGCTCTCGGTTGTGTCAGCGTAGCTGTAAACAGCGGGTTTGCCAGCGAAGTATCCGGTCTTGAAGTCAATAATCTCTCCAAAGAAATCATTGTTGATTTTGTTGTTGACTGGGTTTTCTTCCTCAAATCTAGGCTCTCTCTTAAAGATTGGAACAAACCCTTGGATTGCTTCTTTTCGCTTGTGTAGCATTCGGCTGTAGTCCGCATTCTTTCGGTGTTTGTCAATGATGTGATTCAGCAGATAGTCTGAGATGCCATTCTGTTCAATCTCTGCAATCTCAGCCTGATAATCTGGATACAGTTCAGCTTCTGACCTAGGCATTATTTCTTCCTCCGTTTCTTTTTCTTCGTCTTTCCAACATTGGCAAATTGTCTATCAAACAAGATTTTCCCGTCAAAAGAAAAAGTCAGCCCACAAATCTTGCAGACTGACACATCGTTAATCTTCACAAACTGATGCTTGCACATCTTACTCCTCCCAGTTAGTCCAGTAAGCTAAGTCTTGCTCGTAGAGCATTTCATACTCTTCTTCTGTGATGTCTTGAAACATACACGCTTCTGAGCAATAGTAGATCGCTCCATCGTAGACTAAAAAACCAGATGTCATCGCCTTACCGCACTTCTCGCACACTCGCTTCTGATCTAAGATTTCTCCTTTTGCTAGCGGGTCGATAGCGTCTCCGTTAGGGCTGAATGGGTCTTTGGTGATGTGTTCAACATCTCTTAAAGCTAACTTATTTGCTTCCATAGCATCTTTTCCCACAGATAACCAGAACTGCTTGCAATTCTTATAGAACGCAGCTAACACTTCGATGCTTTCATTGTAGCTCAACATCTTTCATCTCTCCCTCGATTCGTATTATACTTCTTATGCTCAATATAATTATAACACAAATCGTATGATACAACAAAGGAGTTACAATCTACGAACAGCTTTTGCTTTGTCTCTAAGCATGACATCTTCCAAAGCATACCGAAGTGCATCAATGCAGTGGTTATCACGGTCAACAGGCTTTTGCAAAGCGTTTCCGTACTTGTCTTCTTGCCAGCGATAGACTTGTAATTCGTTTTTGATCGTCTGGCACTGGACATCTACGATGATTTCGTAGCCTTGTAAGAATCGGATTCCGAAGTTTACGCTGTCAGCTCCCTTTACCGCAGCTTTAGCTCTTATGCCACGTCTGCACAAGTCATCAATCGACTTAGGTTCTGCACAGTCACAAGTGACATACTGCATCCCAACAATTTGCTTCAAGCGATCAGCAAGCTCGTCATCGTGCATACCTGACTGCACCATTTCCTGAAACACATAGATTACCTTTCGTTTCTTGTCGAGATGGCAACGAACAAGTGCGTTCGGGTCTTCCGCAAACCCAAAGTCCAGGCCGTTGTAGATGTTGTCGAAAGATTTGACTCTATCAGACAAGTCTTCAGTATGCCAGTTCTTAAAGATTACCTTGCCTAGGACACCCCAATTCCCTAGAGTGTAGACATCATAGTAGTATGGGTCTTTTTCACTCTCTAGCGCCTTTATATCGTCCGCTGTCAGGAAATTATTATCCTTGTAGGTAGTCTTTAGGATTAGCAAATCGTCTGTCTCGTATAGGTTCTTGCTGTCATCCCACATTCCAAAAAACTCTTTGAAAATCCAGTGAGTCTTCATAACAGGGTTAAACGAAAAAGTGATTCGCTTAGGCAATGTAGGGCCGTCGTCAATACCTCTTAATCGCTTGGTAAGCTGCTTGTAGCTCTCATAGTTAATCTCCGTAGCCTCTTCAATCCAAACATCTGTTAAGATGCCGACAGCGGGCGTGATGGATTTCAGCTTTTCAGTATCGTCCAATCCTGAGAACAAGATTTGACGACCGTTCGTCTTGCAAGTGATAGCTAAGCCGCTGTTGGTGATTTTGAAGATGTGGCTCAAGCCCATGCTTTGGATTGTCTTGACAACCTGATTGTATACTGAGTTACGAATCGTAGAGCCAACGTTACGAGTGATAAGGTAGTTCCGACCATTTATGACATCCATGACACATCGTTGTGCCAAGAAGAACGACTTCCCCGATGATGAGCCGCCATAGAATATCTGAGTTCTCTGTTGAGCGTTCAGGTAGGGTAGATAAGCATCGTTGATGCGGATTTTCCGCTTTGCCACGCTCTTTCCCCCTTTCCTAATCCGTTATCCTTTGCTAGCTGGCGTAACCTCGAAAGTGATGCTTCCGTCTGTGATTGCAGTCTCCTGCTTCTCTGTCTGTCCAAGGAACTGCTTGCCAAGCCAGATTAGCATAGATGTGCTTCCTGCTTCAGCTGCCTTATACTGCATCCTTCGCAAGCTAGCTTTTCCCTTATTTCTCCCCGTTTCTTTGCGCTCCGAAAAAGTTTTCTTGTTGCTAGCATTCAGAAGTGTATCTACACTAACACCCATTACACTAGCAATCTCTTCGTCTGTACACATCATTCCAGCCAGTTTTTCAACCGTGCTTGCGCCATATTCATTCAAGACTTTTCTAGGTCGTCCTCTTGTTGGCTTCAAGTCGAAGTATTCTGGCATAAATCTCACCTCGCTTCGATTGCTTTGATCTTCTTAACTGCTTTAGTTGTAATCGGCAGACAGATAGCTTCAACCGCAGTCTTTAGCACCACTACCGTAGCTGTCAACGGAATGAAGTCACTCCAAGCGTACAACCCGCATACGCAAGCAATCAAACCGAATGTAGCAGAGTCGCACAACTCTCCAAACAAGGTTGATACAATAGCACGCAGAGCAAATCGCTTTTCTTTGTCTCTATCTTTCATCCACTTCATAATATAGGCATTGACGAAGGAAGCTACAAGATAAGCCGAGAATCCTGCGATAGCCACAGCGATTGCAGATGCTACACCATAGTCTCCAATGACATAGCTGTACATAGTAGTCCCAGGCCCAGCTAAGTAAGCTACAACGGTCATAGCCCCCAATGCGTACACATTAACAGCCAGCCCACACCAGATAGCTTTCTTTGCTGTGTTATACCCGTACACTTCAGACACGATGTCGTTAACGATATAAACGATAGGAAAGACGAACTCCCCGCCAGTGAAGCTAATCGGGCCAACAGTAAATAGCTGAATTGCAAGCAAGTCTGCAAGCAAGTCCGATGTGACAGACAGCATCATAATAAAGCAAAAAATCATTGAGTATTTTCTTTTATCCATATTGCTCCTCCAGTTAATCTAGATACCAGATCGTGCAGCCATTTTCCAGCCGCTTGTTGCTCATGCTGGCATTTTCCATGCTGTTCCTTTTGAACACAACGCCCGGCTTAGACACTCTAACTACCTTTGGATTGTAGAAGTAATTACCAAGCTCAAGCACGTCGATGTTGATTTCAGTTTCTTTCTCTACAATCAAAGACTTATCAGTTGGAACTTGATCGAACAATCTAAGAGTTAGCTCTTCGTTAAATTGAGGGTTATAAATTGCAAACGGCACAAAATCAGCTAGATGCACGAATCCGCCAAGCCAAGAATTGACCCATGTATTTTCGTCCCAGTGGACTCCGATTGTCTTTTCTGTGATCGGCGTTCTTGGATTACCGAAGTATTCCACTCCATAGAACGTAACTTCGTCTTCTTTGTGGTAACTATCTCCTGTTAAGTTGTACATCTCATAAGCTCTATGATTCAGCAAGACATAGTAAGCTTTGCCTATCTCAAGCCTTTCGTATGCGTCTGCATAGAGTCGAGGGAACTTCTCACAACCCATTATCCCGCTAGCGTAGAAACCATACCCAGTTTCATGCACGATTGCGTTATTGTCTCTTACGCTGTCTAAGGACTTGAAGAGTTCTACATCTGTGTCTAAGTAGAATCCACCATGTTCTTTCAGAGCTTCCAACCTAGCAATATCGCTCACAAACGCCCAATTTCTTTGCTCATAAGCAATTCTAGAATAGTCAAACTTCTTGTAATCGAAGTTCTCTTCGCTGATTTTGATAATCTCGTAGTCTGGGCAATGTTTCTTCCAGCTTTCAATGCACCTTTCGTTCAGCTCCGACATCTTATTGGGGCCAAACCAGCAGTAGAAGATTCTTTTTGGAATCAATTTATCACCTCGTTAATCTCCGCAAGCTTTACGCCACTTCTGGTAATAGTATTTCTGCATTCTTACTCCATCTTCGTAGTTCTCTCTCAAAATGATTTCCCTCTTGTACCTAGACATCTCTTTGGTTGGTTTCCTTCCTTTGCGACCAGCTACACTCCCGAAGATGCTTTGCTGGTTCCAAGAACTCGAATCGGTGTAATCGAACGGCACAGCATCAAGGATTCTTTTCCTAGTCATGCCAAGGCAATGGACTTTGCACCCATACTGCTTAGCGTATTTCAAGAACATGATATATTGGTGGTCTTTGATGTCCATATTCCGAAATCCAGAAATCGCTACGACTTTGCCAGCATAATCTCGGCACATCTTCTTGTATTCCTCAATGCCACGGCTATCATGCCAGACTGGGATGATCTTGTCAGACACGCTTTCAAGTATCTTGCGCAGCTCTAATACTTTTTCATAGCCTATGACTTTATCTACATCCATCTCAAAGTAGCCTATGACATTATCTCTATCGAACTCCTGAATGAATTGAGCGTACTCTTGGGTATACTTGACCCAATCCACAGTCTTTCCTTTTTGGAAGCTGTGAGCGCCGCTATCTATCAGAATCTCTTCTGAATTATCTCGGATGAAGCAAGACAAGTCTTTCTTACCACGAATGTAATAGTATGACATAAGATTCCACTTCAATGGCACGCCTTGTTCTTTCAAGTAATAAGCTAGCGGTAGCTTCTTCCCGTCTTTTCCTACTACTCCAGCGCATTGAGCGTTTTCAAGAGACGAAAGAAATATCTTCATTCAGTCACCTTCTCAAATTGCTTAACCTCGTCTATATGACCGCAATGAGGGCATTTGAGTCTGGGCGTTTCAGGCGGTTCGTAGGTATCTTCATGCAAGTCTTCTACCTCTGACCAGTCGATTTCTTCTGCGTTGAATCCGAAAGCGCTCATGTCTATGCTGTCAATGCTAGCAAGCTCTTCGTCAAGCATAGTAAAATCCCATTCAGCCAATTCTCCGACTTTGTTGTCAACAAGTCTGAAAGCTCTTACTTGCTCATCTGTGAGGTCATCAGCAACGATGCAAGGCACTCTCTCAATGCCAAGCTTCATAGCCGCTTTCAGTCTGGTGTGCCCAGCAACGATAGTGTTATCTTTGTCAATGATGATAGGCACTTTGAACCCAAAATCGTTGATACTGGCAGCTACGGCATCCACAGCACTTTCGTTTTGCCTTGGGTTATTCTCGTAAGGAGCTAACTCACTTACTTGCTTATACACAATCTTGATGTCGTCCATAGTCATACCTCCGTTTTTAACAGCAAAAAGCACATACCCACGACCGGATATGTGCTTTGCTTTTTCAGTATATCGTATGTCTTCAAACCGCATAGTCATTATATCGCACGTTTCGTACAATGTCAAGATTTTACCCTTCCATTAGATACATTTCGTATTATCAATCCACTTTACCATCTTCTTCAGTGCTCTGTCCCTTATCTTGTAGACGTGCGATTTATAGATGTTCTTTTGTCTAGCGTAGCTGCTCAAGCTCCATCCTTTAATCGTACATTCTATTAAGTCGCGTTCCTTTTTTGTCAGACCAGCCTTCTCGATAGCATCATCTATCTTTCGCAACCAAAATATCTTTTCGTTTAGCTGCCTCTGAATTTCAAGACGCTTGGTCGCTAGATTCTCGACTTTGCTGTTTTTACTGAATCCGCTAAACCCGCTTCCATCGGATTTATAAGCTGGCGTTAGCGTGTACTCAGAAGACTTTAGACGTTTTGATAGCTTCTTTACATCTTCTTCTATTAGCAGGTAGCTTTTAATCTTGACTAGCAAATCTTTTTCCGCACTGTTCATTGCTTACCTCCAGAATTACGACTTCTACGCCCGGGTTGTTTTTGTTGACCGAAAACACATCTAAGAATCCAATGACATGTTTCCATCCGTCTCCTTCAAGCACCCTCAATGAGACAAGCGCATCTTGTATGAACTTCTTTCCAAAAGCTACGTTATCGTGGTCTCTCCGCTTGTCCTTCTCTACCCAGTGGAATACTAAGAACACGGGATTGCGTGCTTTCCAGCTCTTCAGTTGAGTTCGAGCTTCCCACATGATGTTCCGCTCAACTCTCTTTTTCATATTGGCTGAAGCGTACTTATTCCATCGTGACACATCGGTATATTCGTTGAGTGTAGGAATACGACTTCTTATGAAAAACCGCTTAGAACCAGCTACGTTGGTTCTGGTTAAGGTTGTCACGATAGCTTTGCACTGATCTAATGTCATAGTTCTATCGACCCTTTTAAACGGTAGTTCTTTGATCGGTCAGGTTTGATGTTGATACCATAGCCGTAAGGTGTAGTTCGTTCAACAATTCTGCCACCGACTGCTTCGTCAATGTTCAAGATGTCAGTTGCTCTGCACTCGCTCGATATAATAGTTATCAACTCCGAGTTGTTATAACGATAGTTCAAGAGTTCAAAGGCAATGTTGATATCGGCTGAGGTAGGTCTAAGCGGCTTCCCATCGTCAGACCTTCCTGTTTTGAACAAGTCGTCAATGTATAGGACTTCCGCTGTCTTTAGCTCGTGCATCATCCGGTCGTAAGTTTCTGAGTCTGTCACACTAGCTTTGAGCTTGACTACATCATCACGCCAAAGCATATATCTGACTGCTTTTTCGTGCTTTAGGTAGTAACCAGCAATAGCTGTGCAGATGTGCGTCTTACCCGCTCCAGAGGCACCACCGATAAAGAACCATGTATGCTCTTCGTCTTGGACA